ACCTTCCTTATCCTTGGTTTGCTCCTAAGATGCAAGTCTTTGAATCTGGGGCAGTACAAGATATGTGTGGTGAGGATGTCTCATTCTGCTTAGATGCCATTGAGAAGGGTGAGGAGATATGGTGTGATCCTCGTATTAGGGTCGGACATGAAAAACAAAGAGTTATCTAGGGGACCTCTAATGACACTATCAAAACAAGTACAAGACTCACTGGATGAGGCACTAGCATCACTAAGAAATGCTCTTGCCTTCTCAGCAAGAAGTGAAGAACCTTATGTAAGTAAGCACATTGCTGATCTTATGCATTCTATAGAAAACATTAAACATGTGACTAACCTAATGGCGATCTCTGACAAGGTAATGAAAGACTTAAATTTAGAGGAGGAAAACTAATGCCAGTCCGAAAATCTCTCTCTGGTGGTGATTATGTAGAAACCATACCTAAAAAGACTATTCAAGGTAGGGGCAAACACACCAAATATACAGCAACAAGTTCCAATAAACCTAAAAAAAGGTATAGAGGACAAGGAAGATAAGAATGGAGACCTAAGGGTCTCTTTTTTTATGATAAATAACTTATATTTACTAAGTTTTCATGCCTATAGAAAGGGTTAGTAGGGGATTTAAGGACATTAGCATGTCTTTTGAGGTAAATCCCATTACGGATGACATTATAGGTGTCAAAAATGACACTGCAATAGCACGTTCTATCAGAAATTTAGTACTTACTACTCCTGGTGAAAGATTTTTTAATGAAAGTTTGGGGTCAGAAGTGAGTCAAGTCCTTTTTGACACCCTTGATGATATTTCTGCTACTGTTATTAGAGATGAAATTGAACAAACCATCATTAGATTTGAACCTAGAGTCAAATTAAAGGATGTAAAAGTGAAACCTGACTTTGATAATAATGAATTTAATGTAACTGTCTCCTATGACATCATAGGAATTGATGCTTTACCTCAACAATTAAACTTTGCACTACAGCCTACAAGATAAATGGCACTAGTAAACTTTACAGATTTAGATTTTGATCAAATAAAAACCTCATTGAAGGATTATTTGAAAGAAAATTCTGATTTTAGTGATTATGATTTTGAAGGATCTAATCTTTCTAACATACTTGATGTATTAGCATACAATACATACATCTCCTCATACAATGCTAACATGATTAGCAATGAGGTTTTCATAGATAGTGCTACTTTAAGAGAAAATGTAGTAGCATTAGCAAGAAATATTGGTTATACACCTAGATCTAGGACTGCTGCAAAGGCAATAATTTCACTTCTGCATCAGTGTTTGGGTCAGAAAGTTACTCATTTTGCATCCCAAGTGACATATCAGTACCTGTAGTTGATGGAATTGCTACTTTTAGCAATGTTACAATCTTTGAAGGGACATTTTTAAACTCAAATTTCACAGTTACATCAGATGTACCTGCTCCGCCATCAAGATATATCCTAGAAAACCCAAATATTGACACTTCTACCCTTGAAGTTAGTATAAGAGATACTGAATCAAGCACTTCTTCTAGAAAATACGTATTTTCTGACACTTTAATTGAAGTTACCTCCTCTTCTAGGGTGTATTTTCTTCAAGAAATTGAAGATCAGAGATATGAAGTCATTTTTGGTGATGGAGTCTTTGGAGAAAAGTTAAAATCACTCAATTATATTGAAATTTCCTATATTACTAGTAACGGAAGTGCAGCAAATGGAATTTCTTCCTTTAATTTTAATGGAAGACTGGTAGATAACAATAATAACCTTATTAGTACAGGAATTTCTATACTTTCTACTGTAAGTGAGTCTGTTGGAGGTAAAGAAATTGAATCAGTAGACTCAATTAAGCGTTATGCACCTAAAGTTTATTCTACTTACAATAGAGCAGTTACTGCAGGTGATTATGAAGCACTAGTTCCTAAAATTTACCCAGAAACTGAGTCAGTTTCTGTTTTTGGAGGTGAAGAATTGGTTCCTCCTCAATATGGAAAGGTTTTTATTACTATAAAACCATTTTATGGTCCATTTGTTCCAGATTCCATCAAAAATAACCTTAATGAACTCTTGAGAAAGTATTCTGTTGCTGGAATTGTCACAGAAATCTTAGATTTGAAATATTTGTATGTTGAAACTCATATTAATGCATATTATAACCCAAGTTTAGCTGCAAATGCAGATGCAGTGAAAGCTGTAGTGTTAAATAATATTTCAACCTATGCAGATTCTGCTGAAATGAATAAATATGGTGCGAAATTTAAATATAGTAAATTTCAAGCTGTTGTAGACAATAGTAATGATTCAATAACTTCAAATATCACTAAAATTGAAATTAGAAGGGATTTGAAACCTTTATTAAATCAAAATGCAGAATATGAACTTTGTTTTGGTAATTCTTTTTATATAAAGAATACTAATGGTTATAATATCAAATCATCTGGATTTAATATTTTTGGAATTGCAGAAACTGTTTATTTAAGTGATGTTACTTTTAGTAATAGAAAAACAGGAAGATTAATTCTATTTACATTAAAGGCAAGAAATAGTCCAACTATTATATCCAATAATGTTGGTACTATTGATTATGTTAAGGGTGAAATACTAATTAAACCTATTAATATAGTAGGAACATCTAAAAATGTTCAAGATATTCCAATAATAGAAATTTCTGGATGTCCTAAATCTAATGATGTTATTGGATTGCAGGATTTATATCTACAATTGGATATTAACAATAGTACTGTAGATATGGTTGCTGATAATGTTAGTTCTGGTGACAATACTTCAGGTACTCTTTATACAGCCACTTCAAGTTACATGGGTGGTGATATAGCTAGATTAACAGAAGATGAAAGGGCAAATACATCCCTTCTATCCTCAGATACATATGTATTAGGATCTTCTAATATGCCACAGGCCGCCCCACAATACTAATATCAATGCCAGAAAATACAAGAGTCAAAATTAGTTCAGTTGTTAAAAATCAACTGCCAGATTTCATAAGAGCAGATTTTCCTCTTGCTGGTGAATTTTTAGCGCAATATTATACTGCGTTGGAGGGTCAAGGGTCAACATTAGATGTTTTACAGAATATTGACAAATATATTAAAGTTGATGAATTATCAGATTTAATAGAGACTACAACTCTCTCATCTAATGTAGGAATTTCTGATAATACTATATCAGTAGAATCTACTACTGGATTTCCTAATACTTACGGATTACTTGAAATAGATTCTGAAATTATTACATATACTGGAATTACATCAACTTCCTTTACTGGGTGTGCTAGAGGGTTTAGTGGAATTACCACATATAAAAGTCCAACTAAATCAGATGAACTTCTTTTTTCTACATCAGGAATTTCTACGCATTCTTCTGGAACTGTAGTTAATAATTTAAGTATTAGATTTTTACAAGAATTTTATAAAAAAGTAAAATCTCAGATTACACCAGGATTTGAAGAAAGAACCTTATCTAGTGATATTGATAAAAGATTATTTCTTAAACAATCAAAAGATTTTTATTCATCTAAAGGTACTGATAAATCCTTTGAAATTTTATTCAGAGCTCTTTATGGAGAAGATGTTGAAGTAATTAAACCACGTGATTTTCTTTTTATTCCTTCTGATGCTCATTATAAGATCTCAAAACAAATTGTAGTAGAAGCTCTTGAGGGAGATCCTTCCGATTTAAATAATAGAAACTTATTTCAAGATAATGTATATGGATTACCTAAAGCTAATGGATCTATTAGTGGAGTAGAAAAGATAACAAGAGGTGAAAAATCATATTATAGAATAAGTTTAGATTATAATAAAAAAGATGATAGGTTAAGTGGAGAATTTTCTATACATCCTAATACTAAATTAGTAGATTCTGTTTCTGTAGGTTCTACTGTTTTATCTGTAGATTCTACAGTTGGATTTGGAACCACTGGAACCTTAATTGCTAGTTATGAGGATGGAACCTTTAATTCTATAACATATGATTCTAAATCTTTAACTCAATTTTTTGGATGTAATGGAGTAGATAAATCTCTTTCTCCTACTCAAGATTTAAGATTGGATGCATTTGCTTATGGGTATTCTGGCGTAGGAACTGCTAATGTAGTAAAAGTTAGAGTAACTGGAGTTTTAGCAGATTTAAATGTAGAATTTAATTCTACTTATTATAATGAACCTGGTAGTTTTATTGAACCTAAAGGTCTAGGTTCAATTTCTAAGAGTAAAATAACAGATAATTTACTTACTAATATTTCTGTTACATATAATGTAGAATCTATAGAATTAGTTGACTCTTCAAACTTTACTTATAAGTTAAATTTAGATAATGATCATAATTTTATTGTAGGAGATAATGCTCTTATTAATAGCGTTCAATGTGATATTATTTCTCTTATTAGTTCTAAGGAAATTTTAATTAAAGGATCTGGAGAATTAAATACTAATGTAAGTTATAGAATTCAAAGATTATTATCTAAAGCTAATTTAAGTAATTATCCAGCAACTAATATTTACACTACTAATATTCAAAACTCATATTTGGATGGTGAAGACATATATATTACTTCTCCTTCACTTCCGAGTTATTTTAAAGATGCTTTGGACATAAGAGAAACTTCTCTTACATTTTCTGGTAGATTTGAAGAAAATACAGAAATTTCTATTCCTAATCATGGATTATTAACTGGAGAAAGAATAATTTATGTTCCTGGTCAAGGTGATAATAAATTAGATATTGTTGCTGGTGAATATTTTGTTCAAAGAGTTGATATTAATACTTTTAAAATATCTAAGAGTAGTTCTAATATTTCTAATGAAGTATATGTTTCTTTTTCTGGAACTGTAACTAATAATAAATTTGAACTTTCTTCTTTTAGTGAAAAAACAATATCATCCCAGAAATTAATAAGAAAGATTAAAAATCCTGTTTCTACTCTTTCTACTAAATTAACACCTGTCGGAAAAACTGGTATTTTAGTAAATGGAGTTGAAATACTTAATTATAAGTCAAATGATGTTGTTCATTATGGACCTATTGAAGAAATTTCAGTTACTAATGGTGGTGTTGATTATGATATAATAAATCCTCCTATTTTGTCTATTACAGATTCTACTGGAGTAGGTGTATCAGCTTATTGTGAAGTTCAGGGTTCTGTTGAAAGAATTGATATTGTAGATTCTGGATTTGATTATCTTACTACACCTACTATAAAAGTAAGTGGAGGAAATGGTATAGGATGTATAGCTTATCCTAATTTAATTTTAAAAGAACATTCTTTAACATTTGATTCAACTTCAACTGGTGGGTTTGTTAATCTTACTAATAATACAATAGGATTTTCTACATTCCATAAATTTAGGGATGGAGAACTTGTAACTTATATTACAGATACTCAAACTGCTATAGCAGGTTTAACTACTAACGCATCTTATTATTGTTCCATAAAAGATGCAACTAATGTTTCATTGCATAATAAGTATGCAGAGGCAATTACAGGAGTCTCATCTGTCTCACTTACTGGTTATGGAGCAGGTATACAAGAACTAAAATGTGCTAATCAAAAAAGAGTAATAAGTTCTATAAGTATTGGAAGTTCTGGTTCTGGATATACTAATAGATTGACTTCTGTTACTTCTTCTGGAATTAATACTGCACTTAATACAATTAATATTCCAAATCATGGATATAAAAGTGGAGAGTTAATAAGATATGATAATAAATCCACTCCTATAAGTGGACTTACTACTTTAACAAATTATTATGTTACTGCAGTAGATGGAGGATCAATTAAGTTATCTTCTGTTGGGGTAGGATCTACAGCAGCTAATTTCTATATGAGAAATAAGAAATATGTAGATTTACGTTCTGGAGGTTTTGGAATACATGAATTTAATTATCCTCCAATTGAAGTATCTGTAGTTGGAAATATTGGAGTATCAACTCTTTCTGGTCAAGACTTTAATGCATTGGTAAGACCTGTAGTAAGAGGATCTATAGAATCAATATATATTGCTGATGGTGGAGTTGGATATGGATCTTCAGACGTAATCAATTATAATAGACAACCTACTTTTAATATAAAGAATGGTAAAAATGCTCAGTTGCTGCCAATAATAAGTGTTGATGGTAAGTTATCAGAAGTTATAGTATTAAATTCTGGGGAAGAATATAATTCTCCTCCAAATTTAAAAATAGAAGGTACTGGTCAAGGAACTGAAATTATTCCTATTTTAAGAGAAGGAAAAATAGAATCAGTTAAAATAATTAATGCTGGTGTAGGTCATACTTCTTCAGATGCGGTTATAAAAGTAACATCTAATGGAAATGCTGCTAGTTTTTATTCTAACCCTAAAACTTGGGTTATTAATAATGTTCAAAGATTAATCCAAAACAATCAAATTACAACTGATGATGGAATTGTTAGTGTAGGATTGAATCCTGAATATGGACTTCAATATTCTCACCTATATTCTCCTAGAAAATTAAGGCAATCAACATACGTGAAGAAAACTGTAGGTGATAAAGAAGTATTTGTACCTGATCTATCTCTTGAGAATGATATTGAAAAGGATTCTATAAACCATTCTCCTATTATTGGATGGTCTTATGATGGATGTCCAATTTATGGACCTTATGGGTATACTAATGCTTCTGGTGGTCCAATTAAAATTCTAGAATCTGGATATACTCCTTCTATATCTTCAATTAGACCAAATCCCCTTACTTCTAATGGAGATCCCATTTATTCTGAAGGATTTTTTGTGGAAGATTATTCGTATTCAGATGATAAAGATTTAGATGAACATAATGGAAGATTCTGCAAAACACCAGAATACCCTAATGGAGTTTATGCATATTTTTCTTTAATTAATCCAAATTTTAGAGATTCTGAAGGAGTATTTAAAAATTATAGAAAACCACAATTTCCATACTTTATAGGTAACTCATTTAAACATGAACCTATAGAATATAATTTCGATTATAAATCAAATCAAGATTTAGCAGATTTAAATAAAACAAAATTAGTTAGAAACACTAGTCCATATAATTTCCTTTTGAAGGATAGTGCTTATGATTTCTTAGTAGATCCTAGTGATATTCGTAAACAAAAAACATATGTTGAATCTACTACTGCTGGAAATATAGGAGCTGTTGGAATTATTACAGGTGGAACTGGATATAAAGTTGATGATGAAATAGTTTTTGAAGATGCTGGTTCTAGTGGTTATGGAGCAAAATCTAAAGTTACATATATTAAAGGTAGAACTATAAGCAATATTAGTATAGCTAATACTCAATTTTCAAATGTAGAATTCATACAAAATAGTTTATCTCAATATACAGGATATACCACTATTCCTCATAATTTCCAACATAGAGAATCAATTGTTCTATCTGGATTGAATACTACTGGTATTAATAATAATAGAATAATAAATGTTGGAGTAAGAACTTCTTCATTTAAATTATTTAATGAAGTAGGCACTTCTGCTGCTACTGGTATAGTAACTTATTTTAATTTAAATGGTTTTGTTAGATATCCTTTCATTAGATCTAATGATGTTTTAGGAATAGGGACTGAAAAGGTAAAGGTATTAAATGTAGATAGTTTTAATCAAAGAATTAGAGTAATAAGAGAGCATGAGTCTACTACAGGAACTGCTCATACAGCAACTACTCAGATTAATCAAAATCCAAGATCTTTTACTTTTTATAGTAATTCAAAGGTACAAAAATCAACAATCATTAATGATGAATTATATTTTAATCCAGCAGAATCTGTAGGATTGGGAACTCTTTCTGGGGTAGGAATTGGTTCTACTCTTGTATTTTCTAATCCTGGTGCTGGAATAAGTGAAATATTTATTCCTACTAAAGCAATTTACTTTAAAGATCATGGATTGAAAACTGGAGATGCTTTAACTTATAGTACTAATGCAGGAGCTGCTGTATCAGTATCTACTGATGGTGTTGATGGATTTGCTCTTACTCAAGGTCAAACTGTATATGCAGCTAAATTGACTAGTGATTTGATTGGAATTGCTACAGCACAAGTTGGAGTAGGTTCTACTGGTTCTTTTGTAGGAATTAATAGTACTACTACAGTCTCTACATTATATTTTACTGGAATAGGTACTGGAATTTATCATAGTTTTAAGACTAATTATGATAATGTAATAACAGGATCATTGAGTAGATCAATGGTTACTGTATCTACATCTTCTACTCATGGTCTAGGATCTAAAGATCAAGTTACTTTAAGCGTTTTGCCAGGTATAACTACTACTATAAAGGTAGCTTATAATGACTATAATAGAAGAATAGTAATTGATCCTAGAACTTTTGCTTCTGGTGATGTTAGTATTGGTAATGATAGTATTACTATCGCTAGACATGGATATATTGCTGGACAAAAAGTTATTCATACAGCAGGTACTCCTTCTGGAGGTTTATCTGATAATAGGATTTATTATGTATTTGTAGTAGATAAAAATACTATTAAATTATCTGATAATTATTATGATGCTATTAGCATACAACCAGAAGTAATTAATATTACTAGTGCTTCTGCTGGAACTATATCCCCAATTAATCCTCCCATATCTATAGAGAAAAATTTAAAAATATATTTTGATTTGTCAGATTCTTCATTAGCATTTACTAATAATGAAGTTTCATATAGTGCATTTGATTTTAATTTATACGAAGATCCAAATTTAAATAATAAATTTGTTACTTCAGGAAAGACTGATGATTTTAATGTTATTAAAACTGGTAGAATTGGTATAGATGCAAATGCTAATCTTACTGTTAAAAACGTTAAAGAAATTAATAGATCTTTATATTATAATTTAACACCTATAAATGAAATTTTAAATACATCAGTTAAATTGCAAATTGTAAGAGATACTGTTAATATTATAGGTAATAATTCTATAAATCTATTTTCAAATCCTTTAAATGGTTTAAAAAATATAGTAGGTTTAGGTTCTACTTCATTTTCTTTCATATCACCTGTTTCTCCTCAAAAGTTAGAATATACTTCCGGAAATGGTGATTTTTCTTATTTTACAAATTCTAAGAAAGTTGATGGACCAATAGCAAGAATTATTATTGAAAATCAAGGATTTGAATATAGAACTCTGCCAGGAATTTCTACTATTATAACTGATAATGGTAAAAATGCAGTTTTAGAAACAAGAGGTACTAGTATAGGTAGAATATGCCATACTGTTATTAGAGATATTGGATTTGATTATCCTGTAGATAAAACTTTAAGACCTGAAGCTAATATACCTCAATTAATAAAAGTAGATTTACTTACTTCTTTAGATTCAATTGGAATTACTTCTGTAGGTAAAAATTACTTAGAATCTCCAGGTTTAGTTCTTTTAGATGGATTAACTAATAAAGTCGTTAATGATATTGAATTAGATTATGAATTAGGAGATACTCAAGTTAGTATTTTAAGAAATACTAAAACTTTGAATAACGTTACTCCTAAGATAATTCCTATTAGTAATTCTAATGGATATACTATCAATAATATTGATTATGATAGTGGAGCAAAAAATGTAACTATAACTATTGGAGCAAGTTTTAGTGATGCTTCGGATTATCCATTTGAGGTGGGTAAGAAAGTAATGATTGAAGGTGTTAGTGTTGGAATTGGAAGTACAGGAAAAGGATTTAATAGTGAAAATTATGATTATACTTTATTTGAAATTTTAGCAACTGATCCTAATATTGGAGGAACTTTAGGAACAGTAAGATATAGTTTATCTAATATCATTGGGGAAGGGGAAACTCCAGGAACATTTAAATCTATTCTTTCGTCAGCTAAGATTATAGCAGAAGAAGATTTCCCAATATTCAATCCCACTTTAAAAGTGGATGAATTTGAAAAAGGAGAAAATGGAGTTTCTGGAAGTAATATCGGAGTTATCCAATCATGGAATAATAATTATGGATATATTAGAATATCTTCTCCTCAAGATTTTGAAATTGGGGATAGTTTTATAGGAGAATCTTCAGGAACTCAAGGAAGAATAACAGAAGTTATTCTAGACAATTCTTTATATGATATAGGATCTTCTTCTATAGTAAATGAAGGATTCCAAAAAAATACTGGATTTTTAAATGAAGGATTGCAAAGAATTTTTGATAGTGATTATTATCAATATTTCTCATATTCTTTAAAATCTGAAGTTGAATTTGAAAAATGGGATGAACCTGTATCTACCTTAAACCATACTGGAGGATTTAAAAAATTCAGTGATCTGGTTATTAGGAATGAACAATCTTTGGGTATATCTACTGTTCAAACAGAAACTACTTTTGAAGTAGTTAATGATTTAATTTCATTAATGGATTTGAATACTGTATTTGATTTCGATCTTGTAACTGAAAGAACATTAGAAGTAGATTCATCTATTATTTCTGATGAAATAGTTTTTGAATCTAGAATTTTACAAGATTATAATGAGTCTATTGGTAATAGGGTATTGACTTTAGATGATATTAGTAATGAATTTAACAATAATGCTAGAACAGATGCATTCATGTCTGTTGATAGTTTTAATTTAGCAAGCGTAAGGTATAGAAAATATCTTACCTTTATTAGAGATAAGAGATTCACTAAAGAAAGACAAATACTTTTAGTATCTGCTCTTCATGATGATAGTGGTAATATTTTCTTAAACCAGTATGGTAGAGTTGAAACTAATACTGACCTTGGTGAATTTGGTGGGGATTTGGGTTCCTATGATATGGATATTGCTGGTGATGATGGAAGACTATTATTCTTTCCTAAGAAGTTTAAATTTAATAATTATGATGTATCTAATGTAGCAATTAATATTTCTGATAGTGTTGCTGGAGTAGGATCTACTGGATTGGGTGGTATTGTTAATATTGTAAGTAGCACTACTACTATACCTTTAGGAATAACCACACAGCATAATATAGTATCTTTTGCTACTACTTATAGAGGATCTAAGATATTAGTGGCATATGCTGCTAGTGATGCCTCATATTGGGAGCATGATGAGATAACTTTGGTTCATGATGGAACTAATGTAGATTTAATAGAATATGGTCAATTAACTACTGGTAATGTTGGAAGTGCATCTGGAGAACCTGGTCTTGGAACTTATAGTGCATATATTGCTGGAGGTAGAGTTAATTTAGATCTTCATCCTACAGTATCTACTGCAAGTACATATGTTGCTAATACTGTACATGTTGATTTTGGAAATGCTTCATCTGCTGGAGTTGGTACTACATCACTAAACACTGCTAATTTAGATTCTAGATATACTTCTATATCTTCTAGTGGTTCTCCATCTGCTACTACTGTAGCAAAATATGAGACTGAAACTTTTAATGGTGCTTATTATATTGTGTGCGTAGAAGATACCACTAATAGTCATTATCAAATATCTGAAGTTATTGTTGTTGATGATGGTACTACTGCATATGTTACTGAGTATGCAATTAACCAAACTGTTACTAATTTGGGTGATTTTAGTGTTTCTATTTCTGGAGACTTTACTAACTTAACATTTACTCCTATAGCAAGTGCTAATGTTCAAGTTAGAGTATTCCAATCTGCTCTAAGACTAGTTGATGAGGCTAATGAGAATAATGAAATAGATTTGACTAATGCTACCATTGATACTGGATTTGGTGCTTATACTGCTACTGAGACTGATGTTAAGAGGGCATTTGATCTTAAGCATAGACAACTTCCAATCTTTAAAAGAAACTTTGTAGGAAGTGCTACAACTACAGTTAACTTAGCTGAAGATACTATTAGATTACCAGATCACTATTTTGTTACTGGTGAAGAACTATCTTACAGATATACTGGAGCTGGTACTACTTCAGCAATTGAAATTGAGTCACAATCTATAAGTGGATATGGTACTACAGATAAGATGCCTTCTACAGTGTATGCTGTTAAGGTTGATGATTCTACTCTTAGACTTGCAACTTCTGCAGAGAATGCATTAAAGACTACACCTACTTATTTGGATATTACTGCTGTTGGTGTTGGAACTTCTCATTCCTTTACTTCTAAGAAGCAAAATTCAAGGTGCATATTGAGTATTGATAATGTAATACAATCACCTATAGTTTCTACAGCTGTAACTACAACTATTACTGCTGATGTATCTTCTACTACAGATAAGATTAAAATATCAGGTATCACTTCTATTACTGGTGGTGATATGCTGAAGATTGGTAGTGAAATTATGAAGGTAGATTCTGTTGGATTGGGTGCTACTAACGTTTTACTTGTTACTAGACCTTGGATGGGAACTGAAGTTGATAGTTATACTGATGGAACTTTAATTACTAAGGTAGAAGGAAATTATAATATTGTTGATAGTACTGTTAATTTCTTTACTGCTCCTGTTGGATTAACTCCATTATCAACTACTACTAATGAGCCAGATGAGAGGGATTGGGTTGGTATTGCAACTCATTCATCCTTTAATGGTAGATCATTTATGAGATCTGGTATTACTGATAGTTCTGATGAACCTTATGCTGGTAACTATATCTTTGATGATATTTCTGGCAACTTTACTGGATTGACTACTGAGTTTACTCTTCAGTCTGATGGAAGTAATATAACAGGATTCTCTACTAGTAATGCTGTTATATTAGTTAATCAAGTCGCTCAAGGACCACAAAGATATACTGGTGGGGTTCATATTCCTGGTGATTATAATTTAATAGAAAGTGTAGGAATTACTAGTATTCAATTTACTGGTTCTACAGCATCTGTTGCCTCAGATCCAAATAGTGCAAATGTACCTCTTGGTGGAATTATTGTTTCTGTAGGATCTACAGAAGGTTTAGGATATCAACCATTAGTTGCTGCAGGTGGTACTGCTGTTGTCTCTGGATTGGGTACTATTAGTTCTGTAAGCATAGGAAACAGTGGTTCTGGATATAGAACTGGTATTCAAACTGTAGTTAATGTAGGAGTTCAGACACTAAGTACAGGATCACCTAATATTGAGTTTATTGGTACAGCTGCTATAAGTGGTGGTAATATTGTAAGTATTGCTATTACCAATCCTGGTACTGGTTATACATCTACTAATCCTCCATTGGTTGTTATAGATGAACCATTATCATATAGCAATATGCCTCTATTCTATTCTTCAAATCAATCTGGAGTAGGATCAGAAGCAAGAGCTAATATAGTTGTTGGTTTGGGTGGAAGTGTAATTGATTTTGAAATTACTAATCAAGGATATGGTTATGGTGAATCTCAAAAGTTAACTATAGGTGTTGGTGGCGCTGTAGGTATTCCAACTGCAGGTGCTACCGAGTTTAGAGAATTCCAACTAACAGTTAATGAGACTGTAAGTGATAGTTTTGCTGGATGGACTGTAGGAGACTTCCAAGTTTTAGATTCATTAGATTCATTATTTGATAGTAAAGCAACTTCTTTTGCATTAAATTTAAATGGAGTTCAACAAACTATTCAATCAAAACCAGGATCTAATATTGATGTTGAAGTTGCATTATTAGTTTTCATTAATAATATTCTTCAGGTTCCTGATGTAGGATATATCTTTAAAGGTGGTAGTTATATTACTTTCAAAGAACCTCCCAAAGCAGGAGATACTTCTAAGATTCTTTTCTATCAGGGAACAGGGTCTGTTGATGTTTCTAATGTTGATATTTTAGAAACTATTAAAAAAGGAGATGAAGTTAAATTATATGACCAAGATATTTCTTTAGAAGAAAATAAGAGAACAGTAACTAGTCTTAATTCATCAGATAGTCTTAATACTAATCCTTATGCTGGTCCAGGAATTACAACTAATGAAACTTTCGAAAGAGCTCTTAACTGGTCTAGACAAACTAAAGATAAATTTATAGATGGAGTGGCAGTTACTAAGGATAGACCTCATTATGAACCATTAATATATCCTAATACTAATATAATTCAATCTGTAGGGGTAGGATCTACTGTAATCTATGTTTCTAATATAAGACCTTTCTTTAACAATTCTAAGGAAAATTATAATAATCAAGATGATATTAGAATTATCTCTCAAGATAGTTTAGTTGGAGCATCTGCTACTGCCTTTGTATCTGTTGCTGGAACTGTAACTTCATTTGATATTACAAATCCTGGTGTTGGATATACTATAGCACCATCTGTTTCTATTGTTACTCCTATAGGATTGACCACTTCTCAAGGTGCTAGAGCAATTGCAACTATAAGTGGTGTGGGTACTGTTAATGCTATTACAGTTTCTTATGGAGGAACTACTAGTGGATTTGCATACACTAGCACTGCTGCTCCTGCAATTCTAATAGGTGAACCCAAGTCAATTACTTCTATTGAAACTATTGAAGATGTATCATATTCTGGTGATTTTGGAATTATATCTGGTATTTCT